AGCAAGGCTTGCATCTACTATTTTAGCAGTATCAATCGTATATCCTGATGGAATTGAAATACTCATATCAAGAGCATCTGGCGCTCCAGCTAATGCAATTTTAGCCATGACCTGCATAGAGTCCCCAACCCTCCTCCAAAATCCTGTGTATGTTGCATTGGTTGTCCATGCTCCTGTTGGAGTATAAGCAGTCCATACACTTGGAATAACTCTATCGAGAAGATGCCAATTGGAACCATCACTAATAATTTTAATAGATTCATACTGAGTATTAATTGTGGTCGTAAGCGCACCGTCAATAGTTTCTGCTGCATTTCCATCAATAGTTATTGCGTTACCATTACTAGAATCAGTTTTTTTAACTTCATATAATTTTCCAGTTGGGATATTTGCAACAGCAGGAAGGGTAATAGTTATAGCGCCGGCGGCGGCATTTCCTAGAAAAACATGATCTGTTGTGAGCAATGTGTAAGACGCGCTCGTCGAAGCTACTGCTAAAATTGGAGAAAGATATCCATTTCGCCACCTACGATCACTCGCCCCTAGATCAAATGTTAATGTCGGAGCAGCTGCACCAGCAGTTAAATCTACAGATATAATATGTCCACGAAAAGTACTAAAGTTATCATTCATCTCAGAGCTTTTAATATAGCTGGGAACATTTGCAGTTGAGGCAACGAAAGTATTAAAAGCTGTAATGGTTGCTGTACTTGGCATCTATGCCTCTCTCGCTATAAATTTTGATTGAAAATTATCAAGATCAATTTCAATAGATAAAAATTTAAACTCTAATCCACTTAAGACAAAAGCATCACCTATTGCATTATTCCAAATTAGATCATTGGCAGAAGATGTAGTTGTATCAGCCGCCCAGTCATTACTATCCCAGAGTGATTCCGTTAAGAATTCAGATGGATCATAAGTAATTGTACACTTATTTAAAATATCTAAATGTGGAATAAAGCTAGTGGTTATTTCAACTTCATTCTTAAGACTTGAAACATCAGTGAAAATGGTTCCTGCGATTGCATCGGCAGTGGCCGTATTTGGAATAAATAAATTCTCTACTTTCAAAGTTCTTTGTCCTAATACCCAAGCATTGGATGCTGGACTTATTGAATAGCTTCCTTGAGTGACAGAGTAACTTGTTGTTGTATCAGCATTTATGTATTTAACTTCCACTCTAGAATAATATTTTGTAATTTTTGGTCCATAGTTTGATATGCTTTTTATGCTATGACCATATAGACTATTAAATGAACCAGCTCCATGAAATGCAAATGCAACACTTGAAGTTAAGTCTCTGGAAACAAATTTAAAAGTCCCATCACTTGCAATATATGATACGAAGTTTTCAGCCTCACAAAGCTTTTCAGTTATTGCCCAAACATTTGTGTCAAATACGCCTTGTGCCGTCGATGTATTAAGATTTGCATAGTTTTGAGCAGTAGTTGAAATATCAAAATTAGTAGTAGTATCCCCAAAGAATGGCCTAAATATATAACTACCGCCAGAGGTTTGATCTCTGACCATTGTAAGAAATTGACTTGCAGTCATCCCAGTTGATGTCCATCCAGTCAAATTTCTTGCTGGGAACTCTTCAAATATCGAAGTCATTGGTTTAATATTAAATGATACTTGGTTATTATCAGATAATGGAATGTCGCCTGATAATATACCTATAAATACTGTAGATTGAGAATCCCATGTTGCGTCGTCTGCATCCCATTCACTAACATCCCATAGTGCGTCGCCTTGGAATTGTCTATTTCTCCATACTCCATAATCATTTTTTGTTCTTGAAAAATACCCAGATTCTATTCTAAATAAAGTCCGCTGTTGATTTAAAAAACCATACCACCGGCTAGATTCGGAAGTATGTGGGCTATAAAGCCCGTTCTCATTATTAACAACAATTTTCATAGTCCCAAATGTGAGCTTATTTCTTCTAGCAGCATCAATTTGTTTTGTTATTTTTCCGAAAGATTTTACATCGGTTGTGATATCAGTCCAGCTAGACTCATATAGTCCCGTGACAGCATCTCTGCGCTTAATTAATACTCTTCTAAAAACCTCGGATTTTGGAGATTGAATTAAGGTGTTAATAGTTACTGGCATATTATCACCATCATACCGGAGTTTCTCGCAATCTTATTGCTCCTGAAAAACCTGATACCGTTGCATTATCTGAATATTCATAGAAATCAAAATCACCCTCCCATACTGCCTCATACAATACTTTATCCCATGATGTGGATGTCCCAAATGGACAAAACATAAATGGATCTTGAAGATCAAATATAGTCTCAAGGCTAGTAGTTAATGACTGACTAAGATTATCTAAAGAGATATCATGACTCCATTTTTTCCTTACATTGTGAATTCTCATGCCACCGTCTGATAATTTATGAACTATCTGTTTTGGATCACGCCTTGGCTTAAATCCAGAGGCATCTGGAATATGCGTAAGAGTTAAATAAAGATCAGAGGCCACGAATAAGCCTACTCGCTTTTCTTGATTGGCTGTTTGAGTAGTTAGTATATCTAAAGTAATTGAACTAACTGCAAGGGTAGAGAATTTTAAATATAAAAATTCTTGATCATTTGTTGTAAACTGCGAAGCTGTCGTATGTGCGCCCGAGAGCGCGAAGGAATTGGCAGTCAATCCATTATAAAATAAATTAAATTGTCTAGCATTTGTATCCATAATGGCAATTCGAGAAACACTAGTTGTGGCCGCAAATGTGATTGTGATGCTTGAATTGGTAAGATCATTATTTAAACCGTCTGAAAAATATTGATAGTAAATATCTCTATTGAATAGATTTGATACAGTACCAGTATTAGAGTTAACAGTGATTTGAGTAGTGGTATTTAGAAAATTTGATTTTATAAAATCCATTTAAGTCACCCCACTATCAAAGGCTACTGATTCATTATTTCTTCTTAAATTTAAAAGCTCTTGATCAACAACTTTTGCAAATTTATAAGCTTCATCCTGATTACCCATCATAGCGCCCACATGAAAATTAATAGTTATGCCGCCCATTGCCCCCATTTTATCTAGTGGAATAACGGCTTCATCTTGACCGCCCTCTCCTATTGTTGCTTGAATGCCGCCAGGCCTAGCCTTAACAATGCCGCCTTCTGCTAATTGTACACCTGCGATCGCCGCCATATTCGCATAGCCAAGGCCTGTAACGAATGCGGCAAGAGCGGGACCTATCGGTGGTGGAGCAGCAGTCAAAGCTTGAGCAGCAGCAACATTTGTTGCGACTAATGCTTGCGAAACACCTGCAACTTTTTGAGCAAGTAATGCTGCCTTAGATTCTTTACCCATAACATTAGTTATTGCATTAGCTGCGAATGAGGCTATCCCTGCTCTGGCCTGCCATGTCTTCATTTCTAGTTCTTCTTTGGCCTTATTGGTCGCCGCAATCTGCTGTAATTCTAATAATGCGCTCTTGCCTCTTAGCGCAGCTATCTTTTGATCATTGGTCGTGGCTTGATCAAATTGCTTTTGCTGGGCCTGCGCCATTAGCGCAATCTTTTGTTCTTCACTTGCTGCTGTAAATGCTAAATCAAATTCTTGCTGGGCGACCTTTCTCTCCATCTCTTTGACGGCTTCAGTCTCAGCATTTAAGGCTTGTATTTCTTTCTTACGAGCAATGCTAGAATTTAGATTTTCCTCTTCTTTTAAGAGATCTTGGTTTTTTCTTTCAACTGCTGCGGCGTCGATTGCGGCAATTGTATCAGCGGAGGCCTGCGTTCTTGTTGCCACAACCTCACCGATTGAGTCCATTGCTTGAACTGCAATGTTTTTGGCATTAGTAAAATTACCACTCATGGCCTCGCTTACAGCCTGAAATGACCCGACTAATACAATTCCAATGGTATCACCAAGAGTCATCGCGCCTTGAGTGAGTGTAGAAATAACTTTGGCTGTAAAATTAAATACTGACACCATTGCATCAATGATTTGATTAGTGTTACCAGCATCGCCAGCAAGCTTATTTAAACTTTGAGAAAATATAGAAATCACTGGGACAAGGCGCTCGCCTAAAGTCTCGAATAAATCGCTTACAGTATTTTCTAATTGTTTAAGGCCACCAAGCCCTTGGGCCGCGGCCTCTGCTTGTCCTCCAAATTTACTATTTAAACCAGAGATAACTTGAGATAGCTTTTCTGCTTTTGTTGCATTGGCATCAACTTCAATACCTTGCCTAGCTAAAGCATTTGTACTTGTGCCGATGGATTTTCCGACCATTTCTGCAGCACTTGCTAGATCCATTTTTTTAGCCGTTGCTAGATCTAAGATAGCTCTAGTTAATGGCTCAGTAACTTTCATCTCACCTATTTGAGATTGAACCGCAGCTTGTGCTGCAATGATTTGCTCATCGCCAAATGTCGTAAGTTTTTGTAAGGCACTCGCTTGCTCTAAATATTCTTGTTTAAGTTTGCTAGAGTAAACACCATTATTAACCATGGATTGAGTAAGAGCATTAGTTGCCTCTTCTTGTTGCCTAAAGTCTCCAATAGCTTTAACAACAACGGCAGACAAAACACCAAAGGCAATAGCACCAATTTTGCCAACTGTTTCAAGGCCATCAGATATCCTAGACAAAGACTCTTCGCCAGCTGTCTTAATCTTAAGCCATAATGTTGCTTCTTTGCCTGCCATTATCTCCGCGCCTTCCTTTGCGCTTTTAAGGCTCTTTCTTGAGCCTTATTTTCTGCCTCAATGCCAGATGATGCGACTAATAAATCAAACTGAAATCTAGAAATATCTCCATCTAACAGATCACTAGGTCTTATGCCGTAGCGCTTTGCGAGCGTATCAATGTGTCTGAGTCTTTCTGGGCTGAGATATTTTGTTTCATCTTTTTTTTTCCATAGGTAAACCACAAGATATGCTCATGTAATTTTTCAACCATGTCCCCATCGACCAAGAGATCTTCTACAAATAAACCAGGCCCCTCTTTATTAAAACTTAATTTAGGATGAGCAACTCCAGCCACAAGAACTTGACAGAGATATTCATTTATTTTCTTTTGCGATACTTGGCTATTTGTACCATCTGATTTTCCAATCTTATAAGTATCATATGATTGTCGGATAATATTAGAGCCATCAACATAGTTTAAAATATTTATTTTTCTAATAATAAATCTGATGCCGTTAACTCTGACTTTTTTAGTCTCATTAAGGACATCAAATAATTCACGACCAAAGAAAATACTTTTAAACCATTTAAGCATATGAACTCGTGTTATTAGTTACAACTGCTCTAATCGCGTATCCTGATGTGGTTGGATCTCTTAAAACCGCAAAAACAACTTCTGATGTTAAGAAATCACCAGGGCCGCCAATCTCTGGATCTCCTGCATCACTTACAAAAACATATGGCATTGTAATTTTAATGCCTTCTCTTGCTACAGATCCGCTCATTGTATCACCTAAAAATTCAAGTTCTGCTGCAAACCTTGTATTATTTTTCATGGCATCCATAGCAGTTGTGGTATCAAATCTAATTGTTGCTTTAAGTTCAAATTGAGCAAGGCCTGGAGGGAGTACCTGTAAAAGATTTGAACCAATTCTTCGAGAACTAGAATCGGATTGAAGATTATTACTAATACTAAGCTCAACACTCTGCACATGCCAAAATGAAGATGATGTTAAACTACCAGTTGTTAATTCTGCCGAGAATCTACCATTTACAAAACTTAGAGGTACTTGAGTTAATGTACTTAAAGATGCTGACACATCATTTGATGAATTCGAGAAATCCCTACCAATAAGACTGGCACTGCAAACTAATGGCTCATCAAGTTCGGCTGAAAATCCAAATTCACCAACTCTAAGGCCAGTATATTCAAATATTTTAGCACTAGCAGAATCACCTTTTCGCATATTAATCGAAAGACTTGAGTATGTAACATCAAAATTTGCAATATTAATAGTGTGGCTAAACCCACCACCACCGACCGTCTCACCTGTTGCTGTGGCACTTGTTACTGGACCACCGCCAAAGGCATTATGTAAAAGATAATTAGAGGCAAGATTTCTAGGACCAAAATAGAATTCTAATTCTCCCTCAACAACTCTACTTAACCGAATGGAATTAGAGTTAGTTCTACTAGTCTGAATTTCTTCTAGAATTTTTAGCTCATCATATGCCTTTAGATTAGCTGATAATACATTTATCCCAGCGGTCCCAGTGACATAAGTTCCATAAGTGACCTCTCTACCAATAGCAACATACGATAATGCATTAATTAATGCTCCTTGACCTACAGGCATAATTCACCTTCCTTGTTAAACAGACGCCATAAACGATAACTCATGATCGCGTCCAATACTGATTAATTTTTTTTCCATATCTTTTTTATTTTTTAAAACTTCTTTTAATTTACTAACTAAAGACAGAACTCTGGCGCTATCCTCTGGCTTATATTTATATTGCATTTGATCTTCTAAATTGCCGTATCTAATTCCATTAAGGATTGTATTTTTAGAGCATTGTACGATAGGCAGTTTAAAGGTTTGTGCATACGTCATGAACCATTTGGCAGAAAAGCTTAAATTCCCAGAAGTATAAGCAAAATCACCATTCATATCTACAATATAACAATGCCTCATGTATTGAGATTTTTTACCACCATCTTGATCAAAGGCATAATATTTACCACCATCTTTCCAAGAATAATCATAACCGATTAGTAATATTTTATCATAGCCAAAGAAATTTCTGCGCCCCTCATTATCACTTTGTGTAAGCAAAATTATCATAGCATTTGAAACATTAGTACCAGCAGGAATAAAGTTTTTACATCCTGAGATCTCACTGAATTCTAGATGTGAATCAATAATATCTTTATTAACAAAGAAATAAATATCTTTCCATTTTATATTTTCTGTCCATTGAGGATTAGCACAAACATTTACCAATGCAATTGTTTCAGATAATTGATCAAGATAGGGAGATAAATATTTTTCATAGTTAACATTTGCATCACAGATAACTACATACTTAGGTTTAATCCCATTATTTAATAGATGCCCAAGGCTTTTATCACAGCACAAAATATCAACATTATCTTTATGCTTTTTAATAGTTTCTATGTTCTCCTCAAAGCTATAACCATTTGCTACGCAAAGAACTGCCCTGCCAATGCCTGAATTTTCAAGATCAGAGAATGATTTCATTTTAAATTTAGAATGAATTTTTGCTTGAGATCTCCATTGATCACACCATTGTCCATATGCTGATTTTGATTGCGCCTCGATCATTGATTTATCCATATATCCCCCGTTATTAATAAAAAATAGTTCCATTTAGTTTTAAAATTCCAGCCCGTAAGTGTGTCTGCTCGCTAATTCTTTGATCGTAGTATTCAACGCCATCTGGTATTGTCCATTTTACAGTCGATCCAAATGTGCTAGGTGCATAAGACCTAATTACGGCCTCAACATTTTCCATTAAA